TTCATTAATTTATCTTTAACTATATACAATATTACTTCTTTAATTAATAGAAGCATCAATTTTTTAATGCTCTTTTTATCTATACCCAATATTAATAAACCAGCCAATTTAGTAGATAGAAAGAGAATTCGTGGTATCTTTTTTAGGTCAATCCTCTTTCTTAATCCAAAGGGTATTCTTCTAATGGGTAAAGTTTAATCAATTTATCTCTTAAACCAATTTCAACTGTTTTTAAAGCATTATCATCGAATTGGGTAGTAGTTGACTCTGCTCGTTCTTTTAGTTTTGTATGTATTGTATTATAGACAGTTTCAACCTGGGCTTCTACAAATTCGTTTCCTGCTTCAAGAAGATCATTTAAAACATCCCATAATTTAGTTAAATCCAAAGCCATTATTTTTTCACCACCTTTCCTTCTTTAATTTATTAATCCTCACTAAAGTACCAAATCAAACAAGCTATTGCCGCCACAATACCGGCATACCAGTACCAGGCTAAACCGCCTAACCAATCTAACATATTATTCACCTTCCTTTCCTTTTACTATCCGGTAAAACTTTGATAGGTCATTATTTTCTATAGGTCCAGAGTAAGTAATTTTATTCTCATAGATCCAGAATTTACTCGGGCCTGGTTGTCTAACATCCAAATGACAATATGTTCTAGCTAACCCTATTCTTAAATCCTTAATCTTTTCAGCGGCCAATCCTATATCGATGGGTTTTACCCCTTTTATTCTAATATCGGCAGCCTCTCCGGTTAAATGAGCCGAATTATGAGCACCCCCAACTTTTTTATTTTCTTCTGGGCACCGGATTCCACTATTAATAATTATGGGTTTATTGCCTAATTCAATCCTCAACATCTCTAATTTGAAAAGCAATAATTGATTTACCCGGACCTTTTTTCTCCTGCATTTCGGACAGGGGCACCTAAACTCTGATTTCCAGAAATGAGTTGAGAGATCACCTAAAGGGTTATTTCTTTCCATTTATTCTCCTATCAACATTTTTTATCAAAGCACATAATTTAGTTTGATTCTCATTTATATCTTTGAGTAATACTATGCTCTGATTATTTAAGTCAGCATTTTTTACATTATCATTATGTAAACTTTTTAAATCATTAGTTACTAAATTTCGGTAAAATATTCTTTCTTCTTTCTGTATTACATCATGTTTATCCTCTCTTTTAGATTGCATTCTTGTCTGGTGCCACAAATACCAAGCCATCATTATAGCGAATACTCCTACTACTGTTAACTCTTTATAATTTTCTATAAGTGCTTTAATCATTGTATTATCTCCTTCTAAAATGTCCCTATCCATTGACGTCTTGTTTCTAATACTTCCCCTTCTGAATTTCTTACTTGCTGGAATTTGAGGCCGTCAGGAAAAGTTATTTTTCCTGCTTCTTCATAATTATTTAATCCAGTATATAATCTATTATTGCTGAATGCTGCGAATTTACCTTGATAAGGAAATACACAAATAGCGTGGCACTTACATTTATTGCCCCATCTTGCTTTATCGTAACCAGATTGAATAATAAACCTCGCTTTGATTATCTTTATTATCCTTACTAAAACATCAACAGCAAATCTTGCAAAGTCCTCGCAGTCATTCGGTTTGTCTTTGTTATTGATAAACTCCCAGGGGGTTTTCCAATAATCTCTCCAACCTTTTTCGGCTTTTGGCTTAAACTGCTTCAGGTAAGCAAGTAATTTATCTACTGTAGTTAAATTTTTAACTATCTTTAAATATTCTTCATTTGGCTCAAAATCTTTCCATCTGTTTATTACTATGCACATCTATTTACTCCAATCCATTCCATTTAGTAAATTCTTTAGTATTCCATTTACCTATTGTTAAGGTGTCCCACTTATGAGTCCAACCGACTTCTGTTGTTCCTGTTCCATAAAGACTTATTGTAGTATTACCTTCAGAATTGAAAAACACACTTGTACAGGGAATATTATCCCCCCCATACCACCAATTCCCGTCGCCAGTGTAGGCACGTGAGCCTTCACCCGTAGAAAAATAAAAGCCAATGTAATCACCTGCTGTTACATCAAGCTCGACATCAAATTGATTATATCCTAATGCCACATTACCAATAGCTACATTGCTTCTGGTAGTTAAAACATTTCCACTGGCTGTAAAGATAGCTACCTCACAAAGAGTCATAGCGGTCTCCGCATAGATTTCTACAGAAGTTATTATTCCAGTATCATTAGCAGGATTGTTCTTATCAACCCACGTAATACCACTTGCTCGTTCGCCACTCCTATTTATTGCCGAATTTCCTACATCAATTTCAATGGCTATAACGTTCATAGAGAAAATTAAAATTATTATAAGAATTGTTAATAATATTTTTTTCATTAAATCTCTCCTACGTCTATGCTTGGCATAAAGAATATTTTATCTGCGTGAATAGCGTAACCTACTCTTTGTATTTGGTCTCCTGCATCTGCTGGTGCAGTAGCAGTAATACCCCCCGCTGTTTCACTTGTATATAATAAATTTCCCAAAGTAAAATCCCAAGTATCGTCCCTTATATATCCATACATTAAAACTTCGCAGGCTTCCCCATCATTCTTTGCTTCTAATGCTACTGCTAATCCTGGCATAGTTCCACTTACTGAAGCATCTGCTTTTTTCCACTCTGTTGCAGTCGCATCTAAATACAATAATTCCCCAAATGCAATTGTTTCTCCAACAGTAATTGTGGCTATAATTCCTGAATGACTATGGTCATCAGTTAAAGTGGCATCAAGGACCATATCTTTTTCGTTCATATCTAAATCTCCACCTAATTGCGGAGTAGTATCATCTATTACATCTTCCAGAAATAGTGATACATCTGATAATACTCCATATAGTTCTGCTTCTGTAGTTGCGGCAAAAACATTTAATTTATCGGTAGTATTAACTAAAGTCTTATCTGATATAATTGCCTGTAATTCTGAAAATTCATTCATTTCAGTTTTTAGATAGTAAAGCGATAAATCAAATAATGTCCAATCGTAACCTGTCTCTCCAGCATTAACGGTTAAAGCATATTCTGCAGTTCCTATCGGTATTTCTCCGAAAACGGTAGTTCCCGATAGATAAGGAATTGCATATAAAGTCCAAAGTGATTTTTCCGTTCCGCCTGAAGCTACATCTATGTCTCCATCCGCATCGGCATCATAAGTGGCTTTTAACATATCTCCGGCACCGGTAGGAGTATCAAAAATCGGAGCAGAAGTCGCACCGGTAGATTTAAGATATTGCCCGTCTGTACCAAGAGCAAGTTCTATTACATCACCTAAATTATTGGAATAAAATACTCTCCAAGCTGTCTGATCTACAAAGGAAGTTAAATTAGTATAACCACCGGAAGGGGTATCCCAAACCACACTATCAGCGGTCGACTTTGCATATTTGCCATTATCATAAGCAGCAGGAGTGTCAGTTAATTCAAGGAAAGTTCCAGCTCCGCCAGTAGGAGTTCCAAATTCCAAAGCTGTTTCACCTGCATTAACTTTGACATATTTTCCTGCCTGGTCGGTATAATTAGCGGGGGTATCATCTAAATCTGTAAATTTTAAGGCAGCAAGTTCGTCACTATCAATTATGTCTTTAACGTAAATAGTTTCTACTTCTCCGAGAGTATCTATCGCAGTTTTTAAATAATAAGCACCTAAAGCAGCAGCTAACTCATCAGAATCGGTTATATTTTTACTATAGATAGTCTCTACTTCGCCAAGAGTATCTATTTCGGTTTTAAGATAATAGAGCGATAAATCAATACCTAATTCTGCTTTGGTTTTCCACATCATTTCGCCGGCAATATAAGCGGCTATATCATTATTTGCGGGGTCATTACCGAATTTTAATCCAGTTTCGGGAATTTGGATTGTTCCTCCGGTAGTTAAATCTTTAGGATATGTCCCGTTCATTTTGCTGTGTTCGAGTAATGCACCAAGATCATTAATGATCTGACGTAATTCGTTTGTATCTTCCTGTGCGTCTGATTTGTCAGGGGTGCCAACGAAAAAGCCCACGCCAGATTGCTGAGTATAGGTATAATCGTAAGCATAACTGCTTAAGCTGAATACCAATAGGATAATCGATAAGAATATTCCTGACCATATCTTATTTTTTAACATCTTGCTATCTCCTTTCTTTTACTCAATAAAAAAAGCCAGATTAAAAGGCTTTTACCTCTAAAATCTGGCTCTCTATAAATGGAGCTCTTCATTATTTAATTTTTAGAAATTATTTATTAATTATTAAAAATCTTCTTTGGCTTTTTCCAATTCTTTTTGTTTATTATCTTCAGGTTTTTCTAGATGGATTTTTAAACTTTCAATCGAGAAAAATCCTTCCCATTTTTTAAAATCAAAAGTTAAACTAATTTTTGTATTTTCTCCATTCCATATTAAAAAATATCTATCTTTTTTTTCATTTATTAATGTTGGCTTGCCATATTTCTCTTTAAAAATTACTTTCAGAATATTATAAGTAGTTTCACTATAAAAACCTGCGGCCACATCACAGAATTGGTTACTATAAAGAGTAAAATGATAAAATATGCAATTAAGTTTAGCAGTGCCAATATTAAATTTATCATCTTCTCTATAATAACAATTTCCAGAATATGTGCTTTCAGACAAAAACGTCATATCCTCTGTCGGTGCATCTCCCCACTTCAGACCTCTAAATCCATCAGGTTCATTTTGAAAGGCGAATGCTATTCCTGTAATTAGGAATATTAAAATTACGCTTAATAAAACGACCTTTCTCATCTTATCTACCATAATAAATCTTTGATATAAGTAATAAACTGAAAAACAAACCAGCCTATTATAATCCCGATTGTGAACATCATTTTTCTCTGTCCCTCCCCAAATACAATTTGTTTAATTATTGTATACTTCATCTACAATATTCATATCATAGTCATAGACAGTGTAAGAATTATGATCGGGATATAGTTCCATGATTTCTTCAAATGTTTCACGACTACACTTGATATAATATAAAGTATCTGATATATTATAAAAATCTCCTTCTTTAAAAACCCCTATCACATGTCCTGCAGGGGTTCCATAAACGCAGAAAGGAAATTTTATAAAGATTTGCCAAGTTTCAAACCCATTACAATTTGCCATAAATGTAGCGAATAATGAGAAGTCATTACAATCCCCTTCTTTACCAAGAAATAAGTCATAAGGATTTAATACATTATATGGATTTTTCTCACATTTAAAATTATCTACCATATATTGACAAATTCTTTCGGGAGTATTTAATTGCTCAATTAAAGCCAAGAATTCTATATCGTCAGGCAATATAAAACTATTTAAATTATATACCCCACTGCAACCTGTCAATAACATTAAGATTAAAATTAATAGTAAAACTTTTTTCATTTTTCTTTCCCTAAACATTATATACTATTATTTCAAATATTTCAATTTTTAGAATTTTTATTTATTATTTTTTCTTCATTTTCTTTAATATTATTTTTCATCATATAAAAGGCCTCTATTCTATCAATATGATAGTGAATATTCCTCAATTCCATAAAAATATTTTCTAATAATATTCTTTTCCTAAAGAATGTCTTTAAAAACCATTGCTTTAACATTTTTACCTCCCTTCCTTAAGCTGATAAGTCAATTTTACATAAAACCCAAGCACTTATACGAGTTCTCACATTACTCGTAAACTTTACACGTTTAAACCCCGTCCCGCTGATATGAACTGTAATATCGATATCTAATTGGTCAGCATTATATGAGCCAATAGACTCCCCGTAACCAGCACCATTATCAAGAAAAATATTTACAGTGGGGGACTGGGCTTCTTCATATATCCCATAGACTAAATTGTGGGTGTGGTTTGGGATAGTATGGGTATGATTTGGATGAGTGTGGTTTGGTGTAGTATGTGTATGATTGGGATGTGTATGGTCTGGTGTAGTATGGTGATGGTCCGGAATAGAAACCATATGAGTATGGTTGCTCCTATTGACATCAATTGGTCCTGCCGCTCCCTGTAATAATTTGCCAGTCAATCCTTCGTTTCCCACATTGGTTACATTTGCATATCCCGTTAAATACTCGACATCAAGTACAGGCGTGATATCACCGCTTGCATAACTTGTTGGTGCACTTGCCCCGCCAGATCCACTAGTATCCCCTCCACCGCTTGGTGTTCCACTTGCTCCACTAGTAGCTCCACCACCGCTTGGTGTTCCACTTGCTCCACTAGTAGCTCCACCACCGCTTGCTGCACCTTTCGAATACGCCCTGAATTTTCTTATCCTGAATGACAAAAGAACCTTCTGAATTGTTGTCATTTCCGATACAATTTCAAAATCTAATTCAAATGGATAGGATGGATCTAAACTATCTTGTCCCTGCTGAACATAAGTATTACGTAATTCATTATATTTATCTGCGGTAATACTGTTGGTTTGGATAAATCCGCCATTTACGATTGTCTGGCCATAAGTTAAAGATATCCCCCGCACTCCGTCAACTACAGAATGCAAAACCCCAATTAAAAAATAATAATAGGTCTCGTCATCATCAAATTTCCTTTGTGTTTCGTCAACCACAATTTGTCCGGTATATCCAGGCTCTTTGGTACATTTTGCATAAATATAATATGCTGTCTCATTTACTAAATCATTCTGTGAATTTTCCGATAGTGTCCAAGTTCTGATTTCATCGGCAATCGATAGGTGAATTAAACTTCCGGCACTAGCATGAAATTTTGATACATCATCAGTATAATTTGCTTCAATTAATACTTCCTTTAGGATATATTGAGTTGATTTTGAACCTACTGATAGCATAGCTGTTGAAACTGATTCAGGTCTTATATTCCCCATATCGAAATATCCGTCAGTGTCAAAGATCATTGTTCTTAATTCTTCGGATGTTTTCCAGTTCCGCCTTGCCCGAATAATATCTCCACCATCATCAATTTCAATTTTCTTTTTTAAATCTTCTTGTATATCATACATCCTTTGAAGCAATTGTACTTCTAAATGATCGGTTAATTTCAGGGTATATTTATATTTATTGGCCACCGATTTTGTTAATTCTACAATCCTGGTCATCACATTTATATCTAAATCTGTATCCTCTATTGTGATAAAATCTCCTACTTTAAGGTCGATAAAATGAGTTTGAAAATATCTCCAATCAGGTTCAAGAATATAGGTTATTCTCGGTTCGCAATTATCATTAAGATAGGTTTGGGCTTTGGCCTGTAATGCGGTTTCCGCTGTATCTATATAAGTTTGTGGCATTTTTATATCAATTAAAACGTATTTATTACCCCCAGCGGGCTTTAAGGTGGCATTAGGTAATTCATAACCTATTTCGTCTTTGTAAGCTATTATAGTAAATTCTTTGGTAGCGTCATTATAGGCAGATACTTCAAATTCATATCCCGCTAAATTTCCTGTATTAAAATGAAGTTTTGCAGTTACGCCGGGAAGCAGACAATCGTTTAGATTAAAAGGCATAGAGGCGTCGGTAAATTTTGTTATATCACTCCCATTAACAGAGCTTATCGTGCCTTCTCGGTGCGGATAAATATCACTAAATAATTCAGTGTGTTCAATCACACCATATTTATCAACGTTATTTTCTAAATATGATTTGCCGTCAGATACGAATTTTAATCTTCTAGTATGATCTCTATAATCACTTGCCAGATTTTTTGTAGATCCAAAGGCATATAATCGAGTAATAATATTCTTTTCGCTTAATGTAGTTCGTTTAATATTTCTTAAGCCCTGTTTATATTTAAAGGTTAGCCCGGAATCACTACCAGCCTTATCAGTAAAGCAAATATCCTTTGTATAGGTATAAATAGTAAATTCAGCAGGGTGATAACCGTGTTGGGCTTCGGCGGCGGGTTTATATCCTATTACTGCATCAGCAGCAGGTAAATAGGGCAATTCTGCTCCTTCTTCATAATCTAATACAAAAGTAAAATAAAATTCTCCTTCAAATTCATTACATAATTTTTGCAGGGCTTGCATACAATTATTTTTTGAAAAGCTCAATAATTTATATTCTGTATTTGTTTGGTCACAAGTCCCCTTTACCCAACCGGTATGTTCCCGGTTCATGTTGGTTACAATCAGGTCGAGAAATGTTTCCAGATTTCCTACTAAATAAAAATCAGAGTTACCATCTGAATCTAAAAATTGAGTCTTGAGTAATTCGTAACTTTCAGATTCAAAAGTAATGTTGTAATCATAAGAATTAACAGAATTTTTCTTTATATTAGGAAGGCTATTAATGTAATAAATAACGCCATCATAAACGATATAATCTCCAATATTGATATCCAAGAAAATATGGGAATTAAAAGATGATTTGATAATATCCTGACCTAAAAGTTGGTTAATGAGACGGGTATTATCATCAGTTTTTATTGTTACCCAAACTATTGAACCTCGATGTATGTTCAAATTCATTATAAAATTCTCCTCATGAAGCTACGGATGGCGAAGGTTCCCGTAATTTCAAAATAAATTTTCCTACTAATGTGGAGCTACTCCAACCGGTCAGCATATCTAAAGCCCCGCCGGCCTTGAAATATACATTCAAATTAGAAGATAGAAATGGTAATTTTAGAGTATGCAGGCCAGAACCTTCTAATACTATTTTGAAGGCATTTAATTGACTAAGAAAATTAGTTTTCGAAGTAGCTTTTATGTAGCAATATAAGATTATATCCCGGGGTTCAAAATAAATATCATCTGCTCCGGTGAAATGTTCCTCTCCATTGGAATCGAGCCAGCTATGGGCTGTTTTGCCCTTTCGCTTCAAGAAATCTAAAGCCCCTTTTGTTTTTTGGATATATACACCGTACGTAATTGCCATATCTAAAGTATCAAGTAAATATCCGGATTGCATAATCTAAACACCCCCTATCGATCTCAAATATTCACTTTCCAGTGTATTTCCTTCGCTTATCTTTCTGTCAATGCTTTCTAAATATTTATTATATTCTGTATTATCAGCAATTCTTGCATTTATTATTATTATATTTTCCATATTATTAAGTATACTTAAAGTATTAATTCTGATTGCCTGGAATTGCCCAGCTAATATACCCGCCGTTTCTTCTGTTATACCTGCAATTGCTCCTGTCAATCCTTTTCTTTTTGCCTCTTCTAATTCTAACCCTATCCCTGCGGCTTCTAAAATCGCTTCCATTGCTTCCCATTGAGTTGATGCTACATTAATTAAGTCCTGATACATTCCCGCCAAAGCATTTATTTCTGCAACTGTAAATCCGCCTCCTGATAATATATTAAATTGTTCATACCAACTTTTAAGGTATTGAGAGATAATCGTCTTTTTGAAAGCATCTATTATCGCCATTTGCATCATATCTTTGAAAGTATTAGCAAATACTTTAGCAGAATCCAATCCTTCACCGAAACCGGCAGCGATAGAATCAGCAATTGTTTCTTCGGTTATGCCAGCAATAGCCTCCATTACTTCTTCCATTGCTTCTTCCGCCTGCTCTATTATCTCTTCAATTTTTGTTTCTTCGAATAAATCTATACCCGCTAATTCCGCAATTGCCACTATTTGTTGCCATGTTGCTTCTGCTCTATCAAGTGTAAGTTGGAAAATATATGCTAAACGATCTAATTCTTCAGCTGTTAATCCACCTTCGGAATATGCTGCAAAAGCCTCGTAAAAGTGTCGGAGATTTTCGGTAATAATCGTCCGTTTGAAGGCATCTGTAATTGATTTTTTCATCATTTCGTTAAAGGTATCGGCAAAAATCTGAGCTGAATCCAATCCCTGGGAAAATCCTTCGGCAATAGCTTCGGCAATAGATTCGGTGGTAGTCCCTGTAAGGATTTCTTTGTATTGCTCGTTCATATTAGCTATTTCTGCATTAATATTTTGTATGGTCGTTAACCATTGTTCAATTTGATCATTATCGGTTTCGCTCCAGGTAAACCACAAAAATTGTCCATAAGCTTCTTCTTCGGCTTCAATCATTTCGTAATATGTGGCAATTTGTTCATTAAGTAAATCAATCATATTCTGTATTGCTTCTGGTTTTGCGGTCCCTATAGCCTGATTTAATATATTTTGCTGCTCCTGTAATTCGAGAGTAATCTCATGCAATTGTTCTTCGAGTTCGGGAACATCAGAATGATGGACAGTGAAGAGATTGAAAATAGCACCTATTCCGGTTATTATTCCCCCTATAATTCCAAAAATATTACCCGTTGCAAAACCGGATACAATTGTGCCAATACTACTAACTAAATTGGCTATATTATTGATCATCTGCGAAAGTTCTGTATCGAAATTACCTACAACATCGGCCAGGTTATGTAAGAGGTCAGCGGCCTGGTCAATCTCGTTCCTCGTATTTTCCCACATTTGTTTTTGTGATTCAGCTATCTTTTCGTTAAGCAAGATTATAAGCTCAGCAAAATCCGAATATTTTATTTTCATCTCTTCGAGGAATTCTATATAATTTTCCAATCCCTTATTATCTAAGTCTTTCTTATATCCAGCTAATTCTTCATTTAGCTTTTCCATTGCATCGGTAAATTCAATCTCGGCTATCTTTTGTATTCCTATATTCTCTAATCTGTTTTTAGTAGTTTCATCATCCGTAAATTCTATTAACTTATTGGTTTCCGCATGGATTGCGGCAATCTTTTCTTCAGTCGTTTTATAAGCACTAAGATAAGAGTTTAATATTTCTTTTTTCCTGTCAGCTTCTGCTTCTTCTAATATTCTAATTATATTTAGATTATTCCTTATAAACTCGACACGTTTTATGTCAATTGTTTTTTCCGCTTCAAGTTCTTTTAATTTTGCTTTTAATCTTGATTTATAAGCTTCTTTTTCTTCCCCTATCTGCTTTTCCCAGCCCTCTTTGAATATAGCTAATTTTGCTTCTGTTATTTCTTTATCATATTTAAGGTTAATTTGTTTTTCATTTTCTGCATGCCTTTCAATTGTCTTTATATATTCAGCGGATCCTTCTTCGTAATTTTTTATTATATCTTCAAACTTATTCTTTTCTACTTGGAGTTCTTTTTCTCTTGCCTTAGCAATAAATTCATAATATGCTTCTTCTTCTTTTTTCCTTTTCGCTAATATATCTTTATTATATTCATATATATCGTCTTCAATCTGTCTCTTTAATTCAGCATTCCCTTTATACATTACCGCCATGTCAGATAAGAATTGAGCGTAATTACTACCTTCTTTTGCTAATAGTGCATTATTTTTTTCTATATAATCTTTCCCGAATTGGTCTATATCAATAAGATATCTTTTGTATTGACTTGCCATATATTTTAATTTGGCTTCTACTTCTTCAACGTTAATAGAAATAGGTATTGTAGTTTCAGGAGGTTTTTCCCCTGCTACGGTAGGAATAGCAATCGGTTTTTCCCGTGTCTTTTTTAATTCTTCTAATGTTTCAGTTAGAATTTTATATTCTTCAGTAGTTCTTTCTATATTTTGAATTAATTGTTCTTGTTCTAATGATCTTTTTTCTTTTGCTATAGATAATTCATTCTCCAGCTTTATCTCCTCTTTAATTGCCCCAGTAGTTTGGAGTTCTATTATTTGTCTCAATGAAAGATCTTGACGGAAACGGTCTAATTTGTCCTGCATTCTATCTATTTCTTTTTTGCCTTCATCTTCATCTCTTTTATATATCGCTAAATTTAAGTCTGCTCTGCTTTTTTCAATTTTCGCCTGCTCTAATTCTAATTCCATAATTCTTATGCTTAAATCTATAGTGCCTTCTTTGGCTAAAGTTAGAATATCAATAGATCCAGCAACATCTTCGGCAGCCCTTCCAAGTGTGGGGAAATATACGGCCAAAGCTCTCTCGGCTGCTTCTAATTCAGATGTTTCTTCCCTGGTTAATTTTGTTTTATTTCTTAACCCCTCTACAGTGGAAATCAAATCATCAATTCTATTTTGTTTTCTTTGTAGGGTATCTACTAATTCCGAATAACTTCTTGCCAGCCTCGAAATCTCATCATTAGCCCCGCTCATTGCAATATTAATTCCTTTGGCTATATCATTCATTTGTTTAAGTAGGCTATCTCCAAGTGGTTTTAATTTTGCCATTATATTATTTCTTAAGATTGCTAATTGATTTTCGGTAGTGTCCATCATAGTTTTAAAGGCTTTTCCGGTAGCCCCGGTAGAATTTTCTATTTCGTTTAGAGTATTTTTATAATTTTCCCCTTCGTTTGTCATAATTGCAAGCAATCCGATAAGTCCCCGGACATTAGGGAATAATCTCATTAGAGCGCCTTCATTACCTTTAGTTGCTATTATTATTTCATTTAAAACTTGTCTGAACCCTTTTGCCTTTAAAGCGTTTATATCAAATTCAATTCCCAGTTCCCTTGCGGCATCTGCTGCGTCTCCTGTTCCTTTGGAAACACGTAACATGGCGGTTATTATTCCCCTTATCCCGGTAGAGACAATATGAGGCTGTATTTTCTTTACTGCTTCTGCATATATGGCAGCTAATTCGTTAAATTCTAAACCAGCCTGTGCGGCCAATCCGGTTACCATAGATATAGTTGGGCCCAGCTCCTCCATTTTGACTTTACCCAACCTGACTATTGTAAATAATTTAGAAGAGATATCTGCCGCGGTTCCAGCGGCCACTCCATAAGCGTTCATAACATAAGTTAGGGCATCGGCAGCGGTAAACGTATCGGTTACAGAGGCCACAGCAAGCTCGGCAGAGGTCCGGAGTATTTTCATAGCTTCGGCCCCGTCATAGCCAGCAGAGACGATCTGGTATAGGGCTTTGGTTAATTTCTGGGCATTATCGGGTACGGTCTTTGACATATCAATTATTTCTTTTGATATACCCTTATAATTGTTCTGGACAGCTTTTGAAATAGTCTGTACTTCTTTCATAGCAGATTCGAATTCTTTAGAAAAATTGTAGGCCTGTTTAGATATTTTAGCAAAAACAAGAGCAGATCCTATCGCGAGGCCGGCAAAAACATCCATTTTAGATATGGAGCCTGCAAGTCCTCTCAATATCCCTTTGGCCTGGGTAGAGCCGGTCAGTAACCCAGCATTGTTTATGCCAGTTTTCCAGTATAATGAATTAGTCCCTGAAACGTCAAGTGCCATTTTATTCCACCTTAATTAAATTTTTCTTTGCATTATCTTGATTAAAAATATCCCAGCGTAGTGCTAATTTATTATTATTTAATTTAATTCCTTCATTAATATATTCCCCAGCTTTTTTATAATTTTTTTGTTCGAATTCGTAAATAGCTAACCAGTTTAAAATTTCCGGTAAAATTACTTTTGTATTACTAACTAATAATTGATCGTATAAGCTTCCCTTTGTATTAAATATATTAAGTGCAATCTCGAAATATTCTTTTGCTTTTTTATTATCCTTGCCGGTAAAATAATTTCCCAGCATCAAATATATTTGAGAAATTCTACTTGAATAATGACAGGCCTCTTTCTCTATTCTTTCCGCATTTTTTATATCATCAAGCGCCAGATATGAACCTACTAAATTCATAAAAGGTTCAAGGAATGCGGTCCAGCCTTCATTATATTTTTGCTTTCTCATTTCTTTGATCCATATTTCACCGTATTTGATAACATTCTTAAAATCACGGGTTACGTAATAAGTTTTGATTAAATGGGTAAAATTATGAAAATTATCCGGATGTTTTTTATATTCTTTTTGAAGTATCGGCAAACTGCGTCTCGTTTTATTTTCAAATAATTTTTCGCCCTTTTCCCCCCGAAAAATATATCCGTAATGATTAAAAATTATATGAGGGGCAAAAAGATAAGGAGATTTTATAATTGGTCTGTTATGAACAGCTTGTTCGAAGTGGAATTCCTTTTCGTTTTTGAATATTCTAGGTTGCAGCATTTCCGAATATTGTTTCCAATCCTGGGTATAATAGTTATATAAACTTACAAATACCGTTGGTTCTTTATATTTTGGATTTAATATTATATCTTCTAAAGGATATATGCATTCATGGCGCAATTCCTCGTCGGCATCCATATACATAATTTTATCTCCGATAACTTTTCCGATTGCGTAATTGCGGGCTTTACTGAAATCCCAGGGGATAAATTCTTTTTTATATACCTTGTCGGTAAATTTTTTGGCGATATTTATCGTTCTATCTGTTGACCCTGTATCCACTATAACCAGTTCGGTAAGTGATTTTAGTGTTTTATCATCTTTCATCTGAATAATAGGTAAGAAGGAATCCAAACATCTTTGCAGATTTGCTTCCTCATTTTTGACTATCATAAATATTGATAATTTTAGTTTTTTCATTGTATCTCCTTTAAACAGCTTATAGGATTTACGCCCCAGTTCCCCTCTATATCCGGTTTATAGGGTCCGGTTTCGCAAATAACTCTTGCCTTTATTTTTTTTATTCCTTTTCCATAATCAATATTTATAAAAACATCCCTACAAGCCTTTCCCACAATTTTGATTTTAGTTATTTCCCATTTTTTTAAATCTTTTCTCCAAAACCAACTTTATAACCAGCCGGTATTATTCGAATGATTATTTCTCCAGGTCAATTGAGTATATC